GGGTTGCAGAAAGCTCATTCTGTGCTGAGGCAGGTTATGGTGGTAAGATAGACTTGTATTCTGAATCAGGAATCTTTGTTGACTTTAAAACAAAAGACAACCTAGATGGTAAAGATGGATCTAAGCTTGTGTTCAATGAACATGGTATGCAGTTATCAGCTTATGCTGAAGGCTGTGGCTTTGACGATCCAGAAAGAGTATCCATTTTTGTAGATAGAAAGGATACAGGATTAATAGTTCCACACAGGTGGACTAAGAGTACACACGCTAAACACCTACGGATGTTCAACAGTCTGTTGACATACTGGAAGTTGTTTAAGAACTATGATCCATCTGAAACTACTGTTATAGATGAAAGGAGAAAATAGTATGTTGGATAATTTAGACACTCTTGCAGAAGAGATAAAAGCAAAAGAAGCTGAAATAAAAGAAATGCGTAAGGAGTATAGGGAACAGAAGACTGCTGGTCTTCGTTCTGCTATAGAGCAACGCAACGAAGCAGACAAACTTGTACGAGACGAGCTAAAATCACTAGGCTATAATTACAGAAGCCCTTATGAAAGTCTTTTTAGGACAGGTATTGCGTAACGTAAAGCAGTTTCAAGCTGCCTTAAAGTATGGTTATCGTAGTGGTCTAGAGATTAAAGTATCTGATTACTTAAAAGAATTGGACCAAGACTTTAGATACGAATGCTTTAAGATAGAGTGGGAAGATCTGATGTATAGAACATATACGCCAGACTTCCTGCTACCTAATGGTATTATAATAGAAACTAAAGGTCGTTTTGTAGCGTCAGATAGACGCAAACATTTGGCTATACAAAAACAACATAAAAATCTTGACATACGTTTTGTGTTTGAAAGCAGTAAACGTAAGTTAAGTAAGGGTTCAAAGGGTACGTATGCTAGTTGGTGTGAGAAGTATAACTTTTTATATCACGACAGGATTATTCCTGAGTCATGGCTAAAAGAAAAGAAGAAAAAGTCTTTATCACTATGGCTACTGGCAGATAAAAGTGTTATACCTTTCCCATTAAAGAAGATAAGGAGAGCATAACATGGATGATAAAATATTTATAGACTTTGAACCTAATGATTTTATTGTTAGGATTACACCATTACTAGATGAAAACCATGCGTGGACAGGAGAGTTAAAGATTGGTTCTATAACTACTGATGATAATAATTTAAGCGATGAGGACTATTCTCATTTAATGTATATAGTTACCTTGCTTAGTTCAGCAGTTCCTTTAATGGAAGAGGATGCTGAATTTAGACAAAAACTAAACTTACATGCACAAAATAGTATAAAACCTGTTGACACAAAACCTACAATAGAATCTGTGAAAGACAATGTTGTAAAGTTAAAGTTTCATTAGGGGTAAATATGAAAATAAAAATATACCTGACTTTAAATTTAGATGAAGACGATTATCCCATACCTGTTGATGGATTTGTTGACGAAGAAATAAATGAAGCGTTACATGAGTTTATATATGACATTGATGGTATGACCATAGAAACAATTAGAATAATATCGGAGTAATAAATGAACAACTATTTACCAACAGACTATCAGGCGTTTATACATACATCTCGTTACGCACGATGGTTAGACAAAGATAAAAGACGAGAGAACTGGGGCGAGACTGTTGGCAGGTATGTTGACTACATTTCCGATAAAATAGGGTATGAGTTAGATACTGATACACGTGAAGAACTATATGATGCTATTGCTAGTCTTTCTGTTATGCCTTCTATGAGAGCATTGATGACTGCTGGCCCTGCACTTGATCGTGATAATACAGCAGGATATAATTGTAGCTATCTACCTGTGGACGATCCAAAGAGTTTTGACGAAGCTATGTTTGTATTACTATGTGGCACAGGTGTAGGCTTTAGTGTAGAGAGACAATTTATTTCCAAGCTACCTGAGATACCACCACTGTTTGACAGTGATACAACGATTGTGGTAAAGGACAGTAAAGAAGGTTGGGCTAAAGCACTACGTCAACTGCTTGCACTTCTATGGGCAGGTGAGATACCCAAATGGGATATGTCATTGGTACGCCCTGCAGGTGCAAAGCTCAAGACGTTTGGTGGTAGAGCCTCTGGCCCTGCTCCACTTGTAGATCTGTTCATGTTTGTTGTTGGCACATTTAAGTCAGCACAGAATCGTAGGCTGTCAAGCATTGAATGTCACGACATCATGTGTAAGATAGGTGAGATTGTTGTTGTGGGTGGTGTACGTAGGTCAGCTATGATTAGTTTGAGTAATTTAAGTGATGACCGTATGAGACATGCTAAGTCTGGTAACTGGTGGGAGTCAGCACCTCACAGAGCATTGTCTAATAACTCAGTTTGTTACACTGAGAAGCCTGATATGGAAACATTCTTACGCGAATGGACAGCACTTGTAGAATCTAAGTCAGGTGAGCGTGGTATCTTTAACAGACAGGCTGCACAGAAGCAAGCAGCTAGGAATGGTAGGCGTGATCCTGATTGGGAGTTTGCTTGCAACCCTTGTTCTGAGATAATATTACGTCCATATCAATTTTGCAACCTCACAGAAGTAGTTGTACGAGCAACAGATGATATCAAAAGTCTATCTAACAAAGTAAAACTTGCTACTATCTTGGGTACAATTCAATCTCAGTTTACTAAGTTCCCATACCTACGTAAGGTGTGGCAGAATAACACAGAGGAAGAGCGTCTACTTGGTGTATCACTTACAGGTATCATGGACAATCCTCTGATGACTAATAAGAACAAAGGCCTTGAACAGACACTCAAGCATCTTAGAATGATTGCTGTCAATACAAATAAAGAGTGGGCTGAGAAGCTGGGCATACAACAATCTACTGCTGTCACCTGTGTTAAACCATCTGGTACTGTGTCACAACTTGTAGACAGTGCAAGTGGTATACATGCTAGGCACAGTAAACATTACATACGAACTGTAAGAGGTGACAACAAAGATCCATTGACACAGTTTATGATTGATCAAGGTGTACCTGCAGAACCATGTGTTATGAAACCTGACACTACAACTGTGTTTAGTTTTCCTATTGAGTCACCCAAAGCTGCAGTCACTCGTAATGATATGACAGCTATAGATCAACTAGAGATATGGTTGGAGTACCAAAGACATTTCTGTGAACACAAACCATCTGTTACTATCACAGTACGTGATGCAGAGTGGATGGAAGTTGGTGCGTTTGTCTATAAATATTTTGATGAAATGTCAGGTGTGTCATTTTTGCCACACTCTGATCATACTTATCAACAAGCACCATATCAGGATTGCACTAAGCAAGAATATCAGGCATTATCAAAGAAGCTTCCAGAGAAGATTGACTGGTCATTGTTGTCTAGTTATGAGGAAGAAGATAATACAGTAGCAATGCAGACACTAGCCTGTTCAGGTGATGTTTGTGAGATAGTAGACATAACATAAGGAGATTGGCATGATATTACCAACTGATAGTAAGGAAAGAAAAGCAATACCTGTGTATACAGGATTTATCAAATACTTTCCTAGAGCTATTGCACAAGTAGCAAAGATATCATATACAGGTGGACTACAACATGGACAAACACCAGAGACTTTATTCTGGGATAGGACAAAGTCTAAGGATGAGTTGGATGCATTGATGAGACACTTACTAGATGAGGACTGGGCGCAAGTAGCATGGAGAGCTATGGCTAATTTAGAGAAACAATTAGAGAAGGAGAGCAAATGAAGATAACTGTAGAAGATAAAGACTACGAGATAGACGAAAAAGATGAAGACATCATGGGTGTTGTACGTACTCTGTCTACTGGTAGTAATTCACTTAAGATACTAAATCACATGTCACAATGTGTACAGGCAATACAGAATACAAAGACAGACGAACTTAAAGGAAAACTTAACTCAAAGGAGACATAAATGAAACGTATGTTGACACGAAAAGAAAGAGGTCTTGGAAAATATGATGCCCCACTGAAGGTTCAATTTCAGAGAGGCTATGAAGACTTTACAAGAGGTAGGGTAAACAACCCTTTCCATATGGACACTATGCAGTTTAGGGAGTGGAATAGAGGCTTTAATAAAGCGTTTAGTGAAAATTTAAAGAGAGTTACTAAGCATGAACAAACTAGAGACAGAGGCAAAAAATTGGTTGAAGGAGAAGTACCAAATGACAGACTTTAACTCTTATCAGAGATCATCAGCTAAAACAGCTATCTATGATGATAAGTATAAAATATCCTATCCTGCACTTGGACTTGCAGGAGAGGCAGGAGAGGTTGCCAATAAAGTAAAGAAGTTAATGAGGGATGGTGTGGCTAACATGCCACCCACTTGGCGTGATGACATAGCCAGTGAGATAGGTGATGTGTTATGGTACTGTGCTGCACTTGCAACTGATCTTAATTTATCACTTGGTACGATTGCAGGTTTGAATCAGGCAAAGCTTAGTGATAGGATGAACAACAACACCATAGGTGGAAGTGGTGATAAGAGATAAAAAAATGGGGGCTTAGTTG